AAGCCAATGACATCCCCTGCCTCACCGATGAGGCAAACGCGCACGGCATTGTCATAGACGATGCTTTTTTTCATATAGAGGGCTTCCCCGAGTGGGAAGGCAAGGAAACTGTAAAATACGAGGAATTTGCGGGAACTGCCGCTATCGCAACGGCACAGGCGGAGCTCGCTGAAGCCCGTTCCGAAGTGTCCGAAATACTCATCGCGGCTCGGGAGGGGCTCGTGAGTCCCCCCTCGCCCGGTGCGCCGTGGAACGCCCAAACGCATTACACTACCGGCGATACCGTGGAGGGCGGGTATGTGGCGCTGAGATACAGCCGTGGCAAAGACCCCGCAGACACGGCCAATATAGGCGTTTACTGGGAGATACCGCAGGTCAGTTATCCGGCGTGGATCGATATTGAGGACGGCACGGTAATAACAGAGGATACCATAGTCACCCATGATGGCAAGGCCTGGAGGTGTATTTCCCAGCATATCAAGTCCGCGGTATATAAGCCCCATGCGGACAGCACGAAATGGGCCGCATATAACGCATAGAGGGGCTAATCCCCCCTCTATCGCCGCTGTCCGGCTGTTCTGACAGTTGCAATCCTATCCGCACCAACAATGATGTGAACATACTATGTATGATGTTGACATCGGTGGTTTCACCCGAATATAATGTAATTGAGCCCAGGGAATTGCGGGGTTTATTTGGGTATAAGGAGGTGCAAGCATGAATAAAACCGAGGCTGTGGCTAATTACTTTATAGCCATGGGAATGAACGAAGAAGAATCTTTTATGAGCAACCTCCGGCTGAACAAGCTTATGTTTTATGCACAGGCGTGGTGTTTGGCTACATCTGGCAAGCCGCTTTTTGAAGCAGATTTTGAGGCGTGGGACTTTGGCCCCGTGATACCCGCCATATATCAAAAATATAAGAAATATAAAGGTGCGGCGATCACCGAGGTATCTCCCGACTTTTCTCTTTCGGTCTTTGATTCCGAAGAAATAGAATTGCTGTCCGCAGTGATGGCGTCCTACGAAAAATACAGCGCCGTGGGCCTAACGGATTTGAGCCATGAGAAGGGCGAACCGTGGGATATAACAATTCAGAAAGAAGGACGAAACGGCATTATAAGCAAAGCTCTCATAAAAGAGTGCTTTAAAAAAAAGGAACCGATAAGAATCGTGAAGCCTGCTGACATTCTGCAAACCGTTGGGTATCACGATAAAGACGGCACCCTGATACTTCCTGCGGACTGGAAAGAGGGAGATCGCCCGACGAATACCTAAATATGAGAAGTGGGATATATATTGGGCAATTGTCGCATATGATGACGAACCCGGCAAGAAGAAACTGAGGCCGGTTATCATAGGATATGATGGTGCCGCTTACCGGAACGTGCCGTAAAGCCCCTGCCTTTAGACATGGGGATATAAGGCACAATGTTTTCCGCAAAATATTGCAATAGTTTTGCGCTTGTAGTATAACGTTGCTATGAAATATAAAAGCAACAAAAATGCAGTACATAGAGAATCAGAAAAACGTCTGAAAGCGAGGTGAGATAGTGGAATATTCCTACAAGTTTCGTTTGTATCCTACCGCTGTGCAGAGAGCGCAAATATCCCGGAATTTTGGTTGCTGCCGGTATGTGTTCAACCACTTTCTCGCCCAAAGGCAGGAGCAGTACAGAGAAACAGGAACATCTCCCACGCGGTTCCAGCAAGACAAAAGCCTCACGATGCTCAAGCGGGAATTGCCGTGGTTGAAGGAAGTGGATTCCACATCTTTGCAGGCAACCCTTCAAGACCTGGACGCGGCCTTTCAAAACTTCTTCCGCCGTGTGAAACACGGCGATAAGCCGGGCTATCCCCGATTCAAGAGCAAACATGACCACCGGCAGAGCTACAAGAGCAAGTGCGTAGGGACAAATATCAAGGTGCTGGACAAGGCGGTGCAGCTTCCCAAGCTCGGCCTTGTAAAATGCCGCATCAGCAAAGCGGTCAAGGGACGTATCCTCTCCGCTGCCGTCAGTCAAAACCCCGGCGGTAAGTATTTCGTGTCTATCTGCTGTGCCGATGTAGAGACTAAATCTATGCCGCCCACCGGCGCGGCAGTCGGTATCGACGTGGGCGTCAAGGCTTTTGCTGTCACCTCCGACGGCGTTTCATACCCGAACCACAAGTACCTTGCGAAGTCCGAAAAGAAGCTGGCGCGTCTCCAGCGGCAACTCTCCCGAAAATCAAAGGGGAGCAGGCGCAGAGAGAAAGCCCGCATCAAGGTCGCAGTGCTGCATGAGCATATTGCCAACCAACGGCAGGACGCAGCGCACAAACTGTCCACACAGCTTATCCGTGAAAACGACGTCATCTGCATTGAGGACTTAGCTCCGAAGAACATGGTACGAAACCACCGTTTGGCGAAGGCCATCTCCGACGCCGGGTGGGGCGAGTTCCGCAGACAGTTGCAGTACAAGGCGGAATGGTATGGGAAAACCGTGGTCGCGATAGGCCGCTTCTACCCCTCCAGCCAAATCTGCTCCTGCTGCGGCGCACAGTGGTCAGGCACGAAAGACCTATCCGTGCGCGGCTGGACTTGCCCGGAGTGCGGCGCACAGCACGATAGGGATATAAACGCCGCGAAGAACATTTTGCATGAGGGCTTGCGCCTGCTGGCGTAGCTAATACATACGGTAGGGCGGGACACGCCCGAACCTATACGCTCGGGGAGACCATGTAAGACCTCGCAGATGCAGGCTACGGTCAGCGAACCGAGAATCCCCCGGCTTTAGCCGTGGGGAGTGTCAAAACCTGACGATGTTCAGGACTTTATAGGACACTTGTCAGATATCGACATAATGCTGATAGAACTGGAACTTGCAAGAATAGCCAATCGCAGTCAGTGAGGTCGGAAATGGTTCCCGACACACGCGAAAGCGTACCTGAGATGCAGGGGACACCGCCCTGCCACTGATCCGATTTTAAGGAGCTTAACGGCTCCTTTTTTCATGCAAAAAATGCGCCGGCTCACTCGCATTAAGAGCAGGCAGATTAACGGAATAAAGGGCCGCAAGGCCCTTTTTTCATACAACAAAATTTTAAGAAAGGAATCAGTAACATGAAAAAGACGACTGCACTTTTCCTCGCCCTAAGCCTTCTGCTCCTTGCGAGCGGGGCTTTTGCGGCAAACCCTATCGCGGTTGGTATAACCGCAATCGACTACCAGACGGGAGCCGTGATAGGTCCTAAAAACTACTCCGTCAACGAGCTTTTTACGGTGCGGGTGACCGTATCTATCCCCCGGTTTACGGACACCTCAAATCTGACCGTAAAGCTCCGGACGGACGGATTAACAATGTTCGAACCCCAAATAGACCTACGAAGCGGCGAATATTACCTGTCAGGCGTTATAACCCGCCAGCCCGCATCCCTAACTGTGGAAATACGGGATCACTCCTTCGATAATGCAAACACCGCCGAGGAGCTTTACAACGCCATACAGTTTGACCGCTCCACTGCCGCTACATACAAATTTAGCGTAGCGCAGACCAGTACCACCACGAACACCACTACCATCGTCAAGCAGCTTCCCAAGACGGGCGGCCCTTCCGCCCTCGGCTCGAGCATACTTTTGCTTGTCTGCGCTGCGCTGGTATTCAAGAACAGGAAGCATAACTAATTTCATTTCAAGGAGGTGAAACCCATGGGCGATTATATCTGTTCCGCGATCCCCTCAGTAATCGACGACCGCGACTATGCCGTGTGCGTCCGTCAGCCCGTTACTCTCCCCCTCCGCTACCGGCAATCAATCCCTACCAATTACCATCAGGAGGCCGGAAACTGTGTCATGCAGTCCATGCGCTCGTGTATGTGGAGCATATTCAAAACGGAATTTGGGGTAGATATGGGATACGGCGGATACCGTTCCCACAGCCGGGAGGGGATGTATCCCAACGAGGCAGCAAATGGCCTTTGCAAATACGGCATAGCCCCTCTCAAGTATGATCCCGGCGAACGTGAGGTGCCAGCCGTCATAGCCTACTACCGCCAGAATAGGCAGGAGCTTGAGCGCCACGCCAAGCCCTATAAGGGCTTGACTTGGGGACGGGTATACTCCAAAGAGGCCGTAAAACAGGCCCTATATAACGGCCTATATATCGTAGCCTGTTTCGCCATATCCCAGTGGCGAACCGACAGCAGGGGAATTTACCGCTGCACCTCTCCCGAAAAAGGCTACCATGAGATGCGGATCTTCGGCTGGGATATAGTTGGAGATCACGAGTACGCCTGTGTCCAGAACTCCTGGGGCAGCTCATGGGGCATAAAGGGCGAATGCTATATCCCGTGGGACGATGTGTTCCGGGTTGGTGACGTCATAGCCCTCACCGCCCCAACGCAGGAGGAAAAGGACGGTAATGATACCTACATACGCCGCACGCTCCGCAAGGGCATGGTGGGCGATGATGTGAAGGAGCTCCAAAGTAAGTTGAACGAGCTGGGGCATATCTGCGGTACGGCAGACGGTAAATTCGGCAGCCGCACCCGATATGCAGTAAAGGCCTTCCAGCGCCGGCATCGGCTCAAGGCCGACGGCATAGTAGGCCCAAATACGTGGGAGGTATTGGATAGCGTATGATGGAGAAAAAAATACTTGCTTATGCCTCCAAAGGCAGCGAGGTAAGCGATCTGCAATTCCGGCTATCGGCCATAGGCTATGGCTGCGGCGATGATGACGGATTCTATGGTGTGCCTACCGTTGCGGCAGTTAGGGCATTCCAGAGCGA